AAAACTTGCCATTGCTTCCTTGTACTCTGCTTCCCAATTCTCTAATTTTACATTGGTTGTAATAATTGTTGGCAGAGCCTTGTCGTATCTAAGACGTAGTATCTCATCAAATGATGAGTCATCGTACTTAGAACCATATTCTTTTCCTAAGTCATCAATCACAAGAATTCTTACATTTAACCAATCAAATTTAGATCTGCCATGAAAGCCATCTATCTCATAGACAGATTGCTTCTTATCCTCAAAGTCAGAATCAAAGGTTGCTTTCTTTCTAGATAAGAATTCAGGATAAGTCATGTAGTACACGGGCCTAGCGCCAAGACCAAAGTCAGATGCACTCATGCCCAATACTCTTGCAGCATCAGCATCAGTATCAGGAAGGCGGCGAACAAACTCCATAGCAGCAACTACTGCGTGGGTCGTCTTACCAATTCCAGGTCCGCCATCAAATAGAAGACCAACTCCATTAACACCGATATGGCCGATCTGCTTTATAACCTGACCGCTCACGCAATCATCAATCCACGTACTCACCTCGTCAGGAAAGGATCCCGCTCTGTCCACAAGGTCTTGTGGCTCAAGGCCGAGGAAGCGACGTGGGATATTTGAGTTACGAAGTAGCCAGTGCTTCTTTAAGGCTGAGAGTTGATTGATGTCATACATCGTCGTCTTCAAACTCATACTCATACATGCCGCCATACCGCATGCCTACATTTAGGATCCAGGAACCAACCATTATCATTACATCGCCAAAAAATCTGAGCGCTCTATTATTAGTTGGATAAATTAATCTGTTATTCATCTGACCCTCTGTCTACTATAACTTTTTCCCAATCGGTATTACAAGAGTAACACTTAAAATCCATATTCATGCTACCTCGTTCAATTGCTACGCCTTGTGTCTTGTCTTTACAAGAAGGGCAAAAGAAACTGAACTCGAGCATTATTCAGATTTAAAAGTTACAGCACCAAGATAAGTTGTTGGTTTACCTTTTAGATCTTTGGTAGATCCTGCAATCATCTTACAACTCTTACGTGGTGTAAGTGCTTGAACTTGGCTCTTGACCCAACGTTTGCCTGCAGATGCATTAGACCAGGCAGTTTGTAAAACTGTACTAGGATTTTCATTAGGGAGTGAAACATTTACTTCTGCAAACCATGCCCCACCTTTTTCAGTATTTTTTATCAATACTGCATTAAATGTTTTTACTACTTTTTTAGCCATTTATATTCTCCTTTAGTCGTTTTTCGTATCTTGCTAGTTGTGCTCTACCAGAAAGTGAATTCTGGAAAGTACGTCCATCGCTTGCTTGCATTGTTTTCATCTTAACTGATGTATCTATTGGGGCGTTAATTTTATTAAGACCAAGGTTTTCTCTGGCTTGATTCATCTTCTTCCCAAAAGAAGCAAGGTACATCTTATACAGCATAGGTGCTTCATCGCCAATGTTCTTAAAGTTTCTCTCATCTGCCATAAACAGACGGAGTAACTCTAACTCAATGAGGGCGTTGGTTTCGTATTGCTTTCTAAATTTAGCGAGGGCTCCTGAGAGTTGCTTGACGCTAACTGTTCCAGGGAGTAAGGGGTACTTGCGCCCGACACGATAAGAAAACTCTGCAGCGACATCCATTGGAGTCCACTCATGCTCTGGTCGTCTTCCCCTAGTTTTAGGATCGGATTTTCTGATCTTAGGGCCTGGAACATCTTTCGGTTCGACGAGTCCAAAGCCTGCCAGATTATCTCCATCATCTTGATATTGTCTCATAGGTACTCGTATCTCTTTCATTAGAATCCCTTTGGATTCAGAATCTTTTAATTTATTACTATCTTTACTATTAGGTACTAATGACTTATTAGTCATACTACTATGTGACTTATAGTCATGTGAGGTGCGGTAATTTTCAGTGCGGTAATCTACTGCATCTTTTTCTGTAGTGCGGTAATTTTCCACCACTTCATACCAGTCCATACCTTTAAAACCATTAGCCCTCTTGCTGGGAGTTCTAATAAGTAGCCCATGCTTCTCTAAGGCTTTGAGAGCACTTCTAACGGTTCGATCAGAAGTTTTGTTAGTCTGTCTACACAACTCCTCTACTGAGGTCTTAAAACGGTCTTTGGAGCCCGATAAATGGCAGATTACAGCAAGCAGTCGGAACTGATAATCGGTAAGGGGGGCTGAATAAGCCTTTAAAGGGATTTTCAAGGGTTGTCGTCCTTAAAGGGAGATATGTCTTTGCCCCCGTCTCCTTCTTCAATGCGCTTGGCTACTTCAATGGCTAGCACATCAAGCACCGTGGTCATTATGTAGTCAGCCATGTGTTCCACAAAGACACCCATACTATCCATCATTGCGGTATACAGTTCGTCAGTTCCTACCTCTGAGTAATCGACCTCAATTTTATCTAATCCTTCTGATATATCCCAGACCTCTATGCCAAAGTCTTCAACGGCGCCAAGTATTAGATGCGCCTGAGTTGAGTTGTCCCACACCATTCCAATTACATCATTAGGAGTTATCTGACGAATAATTTCTTTTACTGGGTTATCGGTAATAACTATGTCATCGGCAGCAATTAGTAGATGATCTATTTCAAAAGCATTTACTATAAAGCAAGTTACCTTTATTGAATGCTTTTTACATACCTCTATAACACTCTCAGCAAAATGATTTTCATTTCCCGTTACTGGAATAAAGACCTTCAACTCATTAGTTGCGCCGTATTTATTAATGAGGGCCTCTATACCCTCATCAACACATACGTCTTCAAAAGAGATAACTCCGATATTCATACGCCTCCTACAGTTGTGATAAACGAGTAGGTGATTTAATAACTACTGGTTTGTTTAAGTACATTCCTATTGCTAGAGATACAAAGGTTGCTGCAGGAACTAAAACAAAGAAATCATAATACAAATCCATTTGCGCCCAAAGACCTAAGAAACTTAGGGGTAGCGCAAAGTATTTGTTTAAGGTTGGCTTAGTAATAAAACCAGAGATAAATAGATCTAGAAACTCAATTACGTAAGTAACTGCCATTCCTGTGAGTAGTACTGGGATAACTATGTCTGTAGTCATAGCCCAAGATCCTACACCGTAGTGGTGGTGTACTCCACTCCATCATAGGTACGCACTCTCCAGAAGGCATTCTGAGGAACCCAATCGATTAGGGTCTTGGCTAACCTAGGGATCTTACTTGGCTTACTTGGATACAAGTGGGTATATGAGGCGTCGTCAGTTCCTTCCCAAACCGCACCAAAGTCTGAGGGCAATGAGCCATCAAAGTAATCTGTGGCTACCTGAGACTGTTCAAACTGAATTAGATCTAAGAAAATACTGCCTGCCGTAGTTCCATAAAACGATACCTTAGCGTATGACGCCTCTGATGTAGAGTCAGTTAAACCCGTTAACGTAACACTTGCAAAAGAAGTAGTTACTGAAATTGCTTGAGTTACAGTCTCTACAACAGCGTCAGCGTCATCATAAAATGTAATTTTTATATTTGCAGATAACGCAGCCAATGCTTTGATAGATGCTGATGCAGTGTAATACTTTCCTGGAGTTACAGGTATCTCGTAGTCTGTAGTAATGCTCCAAGGATTCGTTACTACAAATTTACCGCTGTACTCTCCTGAATAACCATATGTTGGAACACCAGAGTCTTGTGTAAAGGTTGCTCCATTTAATGCCCACGTAGTTGAGTTCACTTCAAAGGATGGGTTTTTAATATAATTTGTTTTTAACGGACTTAAAAACACATCAATAGCACGTGCTTCATCGTAAGCAACCGTGCCACCTTCTTGCATACAGACCTGATCTATGTAGTATGTACCAGCGGCGCTATATGCAATAGTTATAATTGCATATGAAGAAGTAGCATCTGATGTTGCGGTTTTGCTTGCAGACTTCCAAGTGTTATTAGCAGCAACAGCGGTAGCGGTATTTGCTGCAGAAGTTGCTGTTCCATCTTTATCGTAAAATCTTACTGATAAAGTTATGTTACCCGCACTTGCAGGAGACTTTAATTTGCACGAAACTATATATGCAGTGCTAGGTAATACTGGAACACCTTTTGTAACTATGTTTGTAGCACCCAATATCATGCTGCCAGAGTTAGATGCAACTATCTTGCCAGTTTTTGTTGTATCTATTTGATTTGTATTTGAATCAGGAACTTGTTCAGTACTAGATGTTAAAACGGCATTACTTGCAACCCAATTACCAATTCCACCGTAGAAGGTTGAGTCTTGAACTGTAAGTAGTAGGTTTTCAGAAACAGTTATCGTAGGTTCAAATCCAGTTAAAGATTCAGCGTATGTCTCTAATGCAAGTTGAGTTCCTTTACGAGCATATAAATAGTTTGCTTCTCGTATTAATCGTTTTCTGTTTTTAGTAGGTAACCCAGCCTCTGGCGTTAACCCCAGACTTGCAACCTCTAAGGGCAAGAGTTCTACAGGAGTCTCAATACCTGTGTGTCTTGGTTTTAATAAATCAAGTAAAGTGTAAAACTGTTCTTGTGAAAATGTTAACCCTTCTACAAAGTTGTATAAGGCCGACGTAGTGTCGACTGTTCCAAAAGAACCCTGTTCAATGCTTGTAAATACTCTTGGAAGACTATTCATAAAGGTTGTTTGTACGTTGTGATTTGAAGGTACAATTGCAGTTATAGAACCCGCAACCTTCCAAACACTTTGGTCAGTAAATAAAAATACTCTATAGTAGGTTTGTCTTCCAGAAATCAGTGGAACGTCTGATGGATTATCTTCTCCATCAATATACTCTGCACGAGATACCGTGCCCTCTGTAGCAAACTCATCAAAAATTATAATTCCATCTTCCGCAGTTTCTGGAAATCCAACCTGACTTCTTAGTAATCTTATTCGAGAAAAATCACCTCGAGGGGTTTGCCAACGTACTAAAACTTTTGTAAAATCTAAAACCAACACAGACATTGGCTCTACAGAAAAAGCAAGTTTA